TAGAATCTCTGTCGGCAACACTTTGCCTAACATAAGAATCTTTATCATTGGCTAGTTTTACTAGCAACTCAGGTGGTATATTTTCATTTCCAGCGACCCCGGATCTGACGCGAGCCTTCTCGTCCTCAGCGAGCTTTAGTATGGTCTTCATCGGCGTGGAAGAGTTAGCAGCAACCCACACTCTAATGTAAGTTTCTTCATCGCTAGCAAGTTTCTGCAATACCTCTGGTGGAGTAGAGGATTTCTTTGCAACAAGGCTTCTGATTTTGTGATTCTCGTCGCTAGCAATCTTGCTTGCAATTTCTGGGCTTAGTTCGTATTCGGCAACATTTGCAATAAAGTCAAGTTTCTCGCCTTCTTCCATATTTGCTATCGCTTTATCAAAAGCATCAAGATCTTTAGCAATCTTCTCTATTTGCTTCTTGGCTGGGTGTCTGCCTTCAATAGAGTCTGCGTGTGCCTCCATAGCCCTAAGCGCAGGTAATGCTTGATCTCCCAAGATCTCCTTGTATCTTTCATAGTCTATTCCATTATTGGCTGCGTCTACAGTTACTCCTCCGTAGTCTCCTCTGAAAACGGGCTCTCCTCCAGCGAAGCCAACTGAAAGTTTTGAAGTTGGATCTTGTCTTGGATCTGCACCTTTTTTGATAACATAGTAGAGGACAATGTTGTTTCTCTTTCTAGCAACATAGGACAAGAAAAGGTTTTGTGATTGTGTTGCAGCGGTACACCAAGTAGTGCCCTTACCAAGCTGACACGAACTTTCGCGTGTGTGAGGCATAGCCACAACCCAGTCACCAAACTCACCAATATAAGTTGTTTCTTCGTCTTTCAAGCGGCGGCGCTCTTGGCCCTTTGAGCCACCAAGATCTTCTAAAGCCTGACGAAGAACAGAGGGAGTTTTGTAGGCATAGATGTCCGGAGACATCTTCTTTGCCTTCAGACGCTGTTTTGCAGCATCAAAAGATTGTACGACGCCAATAATGTCCTCGACTGGCTCATCACCTCTGCGCTTCTGAATCCACTGGAGGTATTGTGGGTTCTTGATTCCCGCGTCGTAGGCTGGTTGAAGTTCTGGGAATTTTGCAACAAGGTCTTCTGCCTTGCCTTCAAGAAAGAGTCTTAGCTCTTGTTCTATTACGTGCTGGATGTTCATTATTTCTTACCTTTTGCTGACTTCTTACCCCAAGATTTACCGCGTCCGCGTTCTTCGCAAGCACTAGGTGTCGGACGGCAAGATGGGTATTTAGAACGCTTTTCGCCACTCTTACGACCGCAGGAAGAACACTTCTTTCTGCCAGTCTTCTTGTCCTTGCGACAAGTGTTACAGTCTACCCAACCAGATGAAGAGCCCTTACCGCCCTTGCGCTTGAACCAATCTCTTAAGTTTGATTCTTTGCTTGATTCAGTGCCCGCCTTTTTCTTTTTTTTTTCGGCAAGCACAGCCTCGTACTCTTCTTTGATTATCTGTAGGAGATGATTGTCAAGTTCTAAGCCTTCCTTCTTCTTGGACTTGTTGCCCCAGTTTGCAGCACCGACTTTGCGACACTTAACGAGAGCCCCAGAGGCATAAGCAGAAGGCCACACGTCATAGCGAGCGCGAACCTTGTGGTAGCAAGCGTCTTTCTTGCCCTTTGATTTCTTCTTCTTTTTCTCATCAAGTTCAATCTCTTCTTCATTTACAAAGTTTAGAAGGTTTTCTTCGTCAAGTTCGTACAAGTCACCGTAGTAGCGGGAATCTTCTTCTCCAACGTCACGACCTGAAAGATATTCCTGAAAATGTTCTTCCGAGATCTGACCGACATCAGGAAGCATGGAGATCTCTTCACGAGATCTATACTTTCCGTCTTGTCCGTCCTTTTGACCTAGCTGAAAGAAGAAGTCTTTCTTATCTATAAACTTTGAAAATTGATTTTCCATTTACTATACCTCGGTAGTAAATAGTGCTACTTATCGTTACACTCCCTAGAAATCTTGTTTAGGAATGTCTTCAATTCTTCCCAGTTTAGCTCTCCAAAACCATCTTCCATCATTAGCTTTAGCAGTTCGGTCTTATTGAAGTCACACTCAAAGTTCTCAAGGGCATAGTCAATCGTCTGTTTGCCCTGAACAGAGATAAGGGGAGAGTACAACTGCATCATCTTGTAGTTGTGTTCAATCAGCTTCTTTGACTCTCGAATGTTCTTGTAGACCTTTAGCTTTGAGTTTGTGTTCTCGCAGTAATCGAGCAGTTCGTCAATTGTGACAGTTCTCTCTTCACTCATGAAAGGTAACTTACCTGCAATCGTCTTGAAACCGACGCGGCTAACACCCGGCAGATTGTCGCTTGAATCTCCAACCATAGCACGGGCTAGGGCCATGTTTGTAGGATGAATACCGAGAGACTCAATAACAGTCTTCTTCGTCTCGATCTTGTCTGTAGTTGGTCTGTATACTACAGTCTCTTCATCACACAACTGTAGGAAGTCCTTGTCGTTTGAGACAATCACCTTCTGCCAACCCCTGTAGTGCGGAGAACCACAGACATACGAGATAATATCATCTGCTTCTACCCTCTCAAGTACAAGCTGAATGATAGGCATCTGGTTTAGATACTCTGTGATTCTCATCTGCTGCCACAGTTTATTCTGTAGCTCTTCGTTCTCAGTTAGATTATGAACAGCGCGATTCAGACGCAGGGGCTTACGACCCTCCTTATAGCCTGAATCAAGAGTCTTGCGCTTTTGGGAGCCATTTGGTCCGTCCCAGCAGATCACAATCTCATTTGGCTTTGTGATTCTCACCAACTTCTGTAGGATCTTGATAGACCCCTTGATTCCGCCGATTGGCTGTCCATGGTTTGACAGGCTCGGATCAACGATAAACGCCCTCAAGAACATGTTGAGGGCGTCAATAACTAGCACACGCTTCATGTAGTACCTCCACCCCATAATATAACAGGGTGGAGGCTCGCTGTCAAGAGGCTTTGTCTACTTCGTAAAAATCAGATGCCTCACCTTCGCGCTTGTCGAACTTCTGAACGACCACTTCATCCATGAAATCCATAACGTGCTGTCGGAACTCGTCATCGTTCTCCAAAGTGTGCTCCCACTTGCTTGGCTGGAACTTCTTGGAGTAGCCGTTGTGTTCGAGAGTATACCATGAACCAGCGACAGTCATAAAGTTCTTTAATGCTTCAAACCACGAAGCTTCGTCCTGCACACCAATGTTCTCAGTTCCCCAAAGAATACGGAATGTGCAAGTTCTACCCTGTGTTCCAAAGCGAGACTTTTCTAGCTTCACTTTGACCTCGGATCCAATACGGAATCCGTTATCATCCTCAATGTATGCAGCCTTGCTCTTGCGACCTGTAAGCCAGATACGAAGAGAATAGGAGTAGTGCATCGCCTTGCCGCCCGGAGTGATGTAAGGGGTTGTCATTGCAATCTGTCTAGCCATTGGCCCCTGTGGGATGTTGGTCTTCAACTGATTGAGGACAAGGAATGTTGCACGCTTGTCTGCAAGAGGCACAATCAACTTTGACATGCCCTTTGCAAGAATACGAGCCTTTGTTGCAACTGAGGATTGTGGGTTGAAATCGCCCTCAACATCTGAGACAGATGGTGTGAATGCGAGAGAGTCCCAGATGAATAACATCTTATCATCAGTAGCACCAAGGATTTCCTCAATAGTCTCCAGCACAAACTCGACAGATTGTGCCTGAACATACATCATTGTCTCCAGATCACAACCAGCCTTCTCCAAGAAAGCCGGATCAATTGCAGACTCTGAATCAAAGTAAACAACACCGATGCCCATCTTCTGTGCGTTTGCAGCACATTGGGCTGCTAGGAAGGACTTGCCTGTTGCCTCAAGTCCTGCAAGTTCTGTTACCTTACCAACTGGAATACCTGCATACTTGCCCTTGCAGATAATAGAATCAAGCCAGCGAGATCCTGTTGGGATCCACTCCTTGACCTCTGTTGGGTTATCTTCTCTTAGGTCGTGAGCGACATCACGCCCAGCCTTCTTGTTAATCATTGCTCTAAGGTCAGCCATAGATACACGACCAGCCTTAGCCTTTGCTTTAGCCATATTGTTCTCCTTTTTATTTAATTTTTCTTTTCTTTATTTTTCTTTAATTTTGAGCCGAAGCTCAAGAGTAATTATACCTCAGAGAGACAAACAGCGTATACAAAAACCCCCACCTTTTTAGGGGTGGGGGTCAGGAGAAACAAAACTATGGATTACTTAGCAGCAGCCTGCGAGACAGGACGCCATGCGCCAGAGTCAATAACTTCCTCGATGATGTTGAAGCACTCATCCCAGATGTGTGTCCAGCAGCCAAATTCAGCACGTCGTGAGTTGAAACGAGTGGTGAAGTTGTCCTCGAATGCATTGTTAAGCATCGTGAGGACATCATATGCAGCCTCATCCCAGATAGCCTTCACATCATAAATGGTCATACCCTGCTGGAAGAGAACTTCACCAGTCTTACGGTTGGTCTTGAGAACGTTCCTCAAGAGACCGTACATGATTGGCTGGATGTACTCAGGCATTAGACCAATCTCAACAGTGGTAGCGTTGAAAAGCATCTGTGATAGCTGCTTACGCTTTGCTACTTCCTTCTTGAGAGCGGACTTGTTGGATGAGCGGAGAATCGCCAAGTCATCAATAGACTGTGGATCCTGAGCGTTCTTGGCGTATCCAGTACGAAGTGTCATCTGGATGTAATCGTGAAGCTCAAGAATGGTATCAGCAAGCGGGTAAATGCGCTTGAAGTCTGACACCTTCTCAGCATCCTCGAAGATCTCAGCAGCCCTATCTCCCTTGCGTAGCATACCATACATTGTGTCACCAAGGTCTAGCTTGTCGCTTCGTAAGGCAGGAGCAGCAGTGTAGAGAAGGGCAGCTACGCGACCCATGTTACACTCCTTGAGAATAAGGTCTCCGTTGGAGTTGCGCTCGTTCTCACGCCAGCCGATGTTAGCTACGTGCTGAGGTGTTAGTGAGGCTCTGAGGTCCTCAAATGAGCCGCGCTGGTTGATTACGCTGTGCGCCTTCTGGGTGGAGCGGGTGTTCCACGTTTCGGCAGCACCACGAATCTCGACCTCGTTTGGGAAGAACGAGCGCTCAACAAACATAATCTGGAACATCTGGTCCTTAGAGTTTGCTGCTCCCTGCTGCACTGCTTCTCGGCTGTGCTGACCGTCGTAGTGGCCACAGCCCTCATCGTCACATGAGAAGGAAACAGTTCCTGCCACCTTGTTGAAGAAAAGGCTTCCATCGTCTACAACGATGCACATGCCTCCGTTTCGGACTGCAAAGCCGGGAATATTCTCCAGAGTGTATCGAATCGCCTTTACAAGCTTTGACTCTGGGTTGACTGCTCGGGGGTTAGTTCCGTTAGGGATATCGAAAAGTTCGCTATCCTCTGATACAGCGACATAGGCGTTGCCAGCCTTCACCTTAGTACCATCGATAGGGATGGTGTAGCGGCTGAAAGGCTGGTCGTCATCAGCACCCATGTATAGCTTTAATGTATGTGTCTTGTTCATAATATACCTCCTGTTATTTGATATTAATTGAACAAATCCCCTCTGTGTTCTCAATAACACGGGATTCTCACAATTCTCCTTGAAGGAGAGGCGATGTTCTTTTCAGTCCTCAATCGCCTCGGACATTCATAATGTAACACGGTAGGTTACGTTTGTAAACAAAAAAGTTTAAAAAAGTTGGCAGACTTTGACCGGTCTGCCAGCGGCTGAGGCTTACTAGCCTGCCATAAGGTCGTCAAAAGCCTTATCTACGCTGGACTTCTGGTTGTTGCTGTACTGTGTAGTCTCGCGGGAACGAGACTCAGCAGAGCCGTCACCTGAAAGCATAGAGTCAAGGATTGCTCCCACCTCTGCGGGGGTGTGACGGGTGAACAGGCCATCAATATCGGGCATGTTCTGGAGCAGACCGGGGATTGCATCCTTGTCCTCAAGAAGAGTGCTCGTGTTACGACGCATCTTCATGTTGGTCTGGGGGTATGCACCCGGACGAGTCGGCTTGGTGTAGGTGATGGTAATATCAGTACCACCTGTGGGATCAGTGATGTCGCCGTACTCTGGGTCGAGAATGTAACCAAGAAGAAGCTCATAAGCAGTCTTGCCGTAGCCATAGATCTTGACTCCCTCGGACTCCAGACCACGCACAACTACAGGCGAGAAGTAACGAGTGCGAACAAAGAGAGACTTTGCAAGCTTCTTGGTCTCCTCATCATTGTTGTCGGTGCCGTCGCGCCAGAGGTTGGAAGCGAAGTCACAAATCGGACAAGCCTCATTAAAGTTGCGCTTTGGACACATGACGCCACCCTTGTGTCCTTCGATGTTGTAATGGAAGAAAATCTCCTTGAGAGGATCTCCATCGGCAGACGGGACAATGCGAATATCAGTGTCGCCCTCGTCTGGCTTGAACCAGACACTGGTCTGGTCGCTCCTTCCTTCTCCACGAAGTGCGGCGAGCTTCTTCCGCATTAGTTCCATGTTAATTCCCATAGTGTTCTCCTTGTGTTGGGCTATAGTATGATGAGCGTTCCTCACCATCTGAATGTAACACGCTCTCCAAGTCTTGTCAAGCGTATTTATTTGGGGTATGTCTGAGAGCTTCCCCTTGCTCAAGTTATAAAGTAACGTGATCAGCCTGTGCTGTCAAGTGAAAAACCTTGAATAAAATTTGTGTGAGCCACACAGAACCCAAAATCACTTTCGTAGGGCGACTCATAGATACCATAAGTCACATTCTTGAATGCATTTCGTGGTTTGTTTTTTAGGCTCTCGACCACTCGGGAATGGAGTTTTCCATCCGTTTCCAAGCGGCTACTCGCTATACATAAATAGTACGCTACGTCGCGATCTTCCTCTAAATTGTAGTACCAATTTTCACTTAATTTGTCTACCAAAACCATGCCTACAGACCGGATTCTCTGCACTTCTGAAGGCTTTGTCAAGTTGCCTACAAGTGGGGTTGTGTGATCGAATACATTGAGGTAATGAACAGCATAGTAAATGCTCTTGTTGATAGCCTCAAAATATTTTTTTATTGGAATCTCGCCTATTGTCTTCTCGATTGCTGGATTGGAAAAGATAGTGAAACTGTTGAACAATCCAGAGCGGGCATACTCCTGTAGAATGCCGAAAATTGCTCTCTCTTGCAGTCGCAACTCTCCAATCAATAGGTCTACATCTGGTCTGATGTAGAAAATGTCTATCTTTTTGTCTCTTATCTGCTGTAGAATGGCCAAAGTGTAGTTTGCTGAGAACGATGACCCGCAAACAAACACCTGAGCCCTGTCTTGTATCGCTTCTTTCGTCTTATAAGAGGATAGTGTAGGTGCCTCTTCCTCACAATCCTCTGCTTTTGCTACTCTTGGTAGCTTTCTGGTGTACTTTGTGTTCTCCTGTTCTTCCGAGAACAAAAAACAATTATATTCTTTGTGGTTCTCGAATAGAGAGACCACATTACAGCCTGCTTCGCCTATGCCTATCAGCGAAATCATAGCTTCAACTCCTTAAGTTTCCCATAGTTCTTCCCAGCTTTCACATTTGCTCTGAAATCTCCAAGTTTGTTCTTTTGAAACACCTCCTTCAGTTCTGGAATCATGTAACGGTCTTCCTCTGCAATGTCAAGTACGATTTCATCATGAACAATGAAAGCAACCTTTGACTTTGTGTTCTGGAGAGCACGATCAAGTTCCACAGCACGGTCAATTGTGAGATCGGCAGTGGTACTCTGAATAATATAGTTGAATGCCTTGCGGTCATCTACGTTAATCGTCCTTCCAAATGGAGTTTTGACCTGCTTACCATCATAAAACTTTTTCTTCACGTAGCTTCTGCTGTATACAGAGCCATCAAGACTGTAATCCTCTGGATTGTAGAAGGATGAGAAGAAACGAACCTTGGCTTCCTCTCGATCAATCGCATGGCCACCGTATAGATGGGTCATATTCCACTGATGGATGTCTTCTTCTGGCTGCTTGTTGCCACAAAGCGACAAGAAGGTGCGGATCTCAGCACCGTTGTAATCAAAGGATACAAGCCAGTCATTTGTAGGCTTGATTAGTTCTCGGAACTTTGACTTCATGGTAAGGATCGGATTGCTGTCTCTACGGGTCGTGAGACGCCCTGTAACCGTTCCAAAAAGGTTGTAGTCAACGTAGTGTGACTTCTTTTTTACAAGCATTCTGATGTCTTCTCGGTCGCTTGTAGAGGTCATAAGGTGACGGCAGCCATCCACATTGATGTTCAACTTCTGGTATCGGATCTTGTGAAGCAACTTGTATGCTCGGTCAAGATGATCGTAGTTTTCAGGTCGAGAATAGACCTCAAACACATGTTCGGTGACCTTGTTGCGGACCTCGCAGAACTCCATGAGAAAGTCCGAGGGCACGAGATCAAAGAAACAGTTGTCTCTGAGATTGATCTTCGCAATCTGGAATGACTTCAGGTATGCCTTGAAAGTCTTCTGGACTTCTGTGAGTTCTTCCTTCAAATGCTCAGGACAAGCACCCTGAAGGTCTTTGCCTCCACAGTACAACCAAGCATATTCGATTGCATCGTCCTGCACAGAGCCAGTGTACTTCCATGTCTTCGTAAGGTCGGATGGAAGACCATCAAAGTGAAGCTTTCCATCGACGTAAACACCAACACACTCTGACTTGTCGTCAAGGGTCTGGAATATCATGTGTCCTCTCTAAGTCTTCTTGCTTTATTAAGATAACTCAAGGATCCTGAACTGTCAAATGGTTGGTTGATGATTTGTTCAAAAGTGTTGAGAGCCTCTGATAGCCCCTTGAGAGAATATATATTTAATGTATCTTTTATAATCTTAACTCTCTGACCATTTGTTAGTTTTTTATCTTCTTCTAAGATTCTTATATTTAAGTAAAAGTTTAAAAGTTGTTTTTCTGATATTATTTTATTAAATTTATCAATATTGATCTGTTCTACATTTTTATATCTTGTTTTTATTCCGTCACTACACTGATATGTTTCTGTATAAACACCAGCATTTTGGTTATAAAGGTTTAATAAATAAAATTTTAATTTATTAAAAAATATTAAATCAGTTCTTTGATATAAATCAGATAGTAGAATATTAGTATCATAGAAACCATATTGAGTAGCATATTCTATACATTCGTTAGTACCAACATCGGCCACCAATCTCCATGGTATTAATTTATCTACCATGAAACCATACGATCTGCAAGCATTTAAATAAAATTCCCAATTAGGACTGTTGACAAACTCTTCTATCTTTCTGTTATCATTAAAATATTCAGCATCTGCGATTTCTATAGTGAGCCCAGAAACGGAGATCGGGCAAAGTTTACTCTTGACAAAACCAGAAAATGTAATAGGATATAACTTGAGAGAGCCTTCAAGGCGATCTTCCAGCAAGGACATAAATTGTGGTAAATTATTGAAATTGGTTTTTCTCAAATCTCTACTAATCAAATTTAAGTAATTTTGCAGATATGAGCCATGTAGTTCTACAGGATCTTGATATGCCTTGTAGATCCTAAGAGAACTGAGAAACGGATCATCATCTTTAATTTTTCCAATTGCAGAACACTTGTCAAATTGAGTAACCAAGCGGTCAAACATATCCACTACAAAATTTGCTGCTTGCAAGACAGAGCCATTTGTGATAGAAGAATTAAAAGTTTTTAAATTTGATTTGTCTCCAAGATATACTGGCTTGTAGTTCTTTGAAACTCTTCCATATAAGAACTTTTCTGCCAAATTAAAATTAACTAAGTTACTGTAATTGTTATTTTGAGAATCAAAATCATAAACTATTCTTTTATTGAATATTGTTAAAGTTGTTTCGTCTTCTTTCTCTACATAAGAATCTGACATATCATGAACTCCCTGCTGCTGCTACTGTACACTTTTTAACTGTCTTATCTCCGCTTCCACTAGAAGAATCCGATTCGCTTTCTTTATTGTCTGCATCAAGTGACTGAACCCATTTGGCCGTTAGGCTTGTTGCCATGACCCCTGCTTCAAAATTATGCTCAGAGTTTATAATCATATAGTAGCCACCGATACCCAAATCAGTTAAATCAAATTTCTTCAAATCTATCGCACCCAATGATGGCGAAAACCCTCTTGGTTCAACATAAATATATGTACCGGGGAAAGCATGAATATTTGCGAATGTATCAATGTTTACATCATAAATTTCTCTTAATTGATATAAACCATCATAGCCTTCTTGCTCAAATCTTACTTCTTTTAATCCGGGTGAATCTGTCTTGTTCAATTTAATATTTTTTACAATTCCTCTGTCTCTGCCAAGAATGTAATGAAAAATACCTCTTGATTGGTCTAGTTCTCGATTACCAGTCATGAATTCTTTTGGCTGAACTCTGCCTGCATAATAAACAAAATAGTGATTCTCCAAATTTGGATTCATGTTGCCTATCTTAAAGTTCTTATGTCCGCCAATGTTTAACACAGGAAGCTGTAGATCCTTACTATCCAAATCTAAACGTCGGCGTGGATTATTTTTTGCAATCTTGGAAATATCATCTTCTTCTTGACCTTTTTGTTTATAAGATGTTAGAGTGGACTGAAAAACCCTGACCTTCTGTTTTATATTAAAAGAATAACAGCTATCATCATTTAGATAATTTCTCACCAAGTCATTCATCAAATCGTTTAAGAACTGTGTAAGTGGGTAGTTAGCGCTATCTTTTGCTAGCAACTTGGTAGTCAACCATTCGTTGAAATAATTCAATGATATGGGTATATCAGAAAAGCTTACATTTCTGCTTGAAGTTTGGTTTCTATGATCTACTATCTCAACAGGCCCCAAAACAACCCTCATCTTTTTAAACTGACCAATAGAATTGTTTAGCACTTCTCGTTCTTTTGTTAAAACATCTTCATCGATCTCAAGACCTTTATAATTGTTTGTTAAGTTTGTGGCTGCAACTTGTAAATTGTTATCAATTTTTTCCATTATTAAATCAACTAAATCACCAAGATAGAAAAAGGCAAACTGTCTACCAGCAATCCCAGAAAGCTTAAATGAATTTTCTAGATTCTTATTATCTTTTGCTGCCTCGTAAGCTTTTTGAAAGTTTTCTTCTAATTCTGTGTTTAATGTTTCAACGTTTGTGCCATCTAAAGATATAGAGTCCCTAATGTCACTAACATCTGCAAACGGACCTTTTGTAATAAAATCGTTAAACTGCTCTTGGCTTAAGCTCAAAAAATAGATATATTTTTTCTTATTCAATTCGGAAGTTAAAAACTTCAAACTATCAATTTTTTCTTGTTTAACTGAATCCGCGTCTTGTTCTATAAATTCATTTAGCTTTTTAACTTGGTCTTCATCTGTACAATTCTTTCTTTGAGTTTTGAGGGCTAGTCTTCTTTCGATAACGCTTGTACTGATAATAGGATCAGCAAAGATATTCATTCTTGCTTTATCAAAATACTCTTCTATGTAAGCTCTATATTCAATTTTAAAAGTTACTGCACCGGTTTCATCAAAATCGAAAGTATGAGTCACCGGGGTCAAGTTAAGAGTAACAAAGTTATTCTTTATTGCTTCTTCGATTTCATAAAAATTTCCTGCTTTATGTTCTCCGTTTGGTCTCTCTATACCAATAACGGCTTTTATTCTAAAATCTAGTTCTTTATTGCCAGTTTTTTCTTTTATTGATTTTCCTGTCTTAAGTGCCAAATCTACATATCTAAAGGTTTGTCCTTTAATTTCTCGATTTTTTAAAAGCTCTGACATATTTGCTGCTTTTATAGTGAGATTCGCTTGAATACTTTTCTTAACAGCAAAAGGATTGTTGCCATCCAAAACATAATTAAAATTACTTATACCTACGCCGAATCCTCTTTTATCTTTTCTGGTAAGAAGCTCTTCAACATCGCTGGCATTTGCAAAAGTATCGAACTTAAACGGAACTTGGATTTCACTCTTACCTTCTGGTATAACCTTGAACAGCCTGATCATTGGCTGCAGGTTGGCTAATTGTGCATTTGTGGCCTCGAAGAACTGAGACATCTGCTGGTATTGGGTTAAGCGGTTTATGAAACCGAACGGCTGCCCTTCTACAACTAAAGAACTGTTAAATGAATTGCCACCATAATATGGAAGCTTTTTCAATACGATTTCATCGCCTTTTCCAGTTCCCCCACCCTGTATAGCGTTTAATGTCATTCTTGTGCGAACATCCACGGAATCCACAGTTCCAGTTCCTGACGCTCCGCCTTGGAAATCTCTATGATACTCTGCAAACTGAAAAATTTGAGATAAAAATATGCACTGCTCGCTAAAGTCTTTTGGTATGTTAAGTAAAATACCAGCGCCTGTACCTGCTCCAACATCTGCGGCGAGGGCTTCTGCTGCTGCCACTCTCTCATCGAGTGGAAGATCACCATAGCCGCCGCGACCAGTACTAGCTACTCCAGTTTCACTAGCAGAGATAGCTTTTTGTTGCTGCTCAATTATGAAAACTTTTTCTGCGCAATTCTGCGTAGATACATTGATTAGTATTTTTGCCATTTCTTGCAAAACCTTTTTTAGTTCTGCAAGTTTGGCAAATTGTTCAGTTAGCTCTGAAGCTTCTACTCCAAAATAAGTCTCTGGGTCAGAGACGGCCTGATTTATGGTATCGATATACCAAGATAATGACTCTTTGCTATCTTCATTGGTAGACTTTATGATATGAGGATTATTTTTGATATCTTCTTTGATATCTTCATCATCTGGAGTTCCAGTTCTACTTGGATTGAGAAGCCCATCACCTCCTTTATAATAATAATCTGTAGCCCTATAGATGCCATTTAGAGAATCAAAAGAAGTGGCATTTAAAAATGAAATACTCTTGGGAGGCTTTACACTTTCCGGAGGAGGTCTGGTATCTACTAGGGTCTGTAAGTACGCATCATATTGAGATAACTGACCTTTGACTTTGGTAAAAGCTTCTGAAGATTTTTTAAAATTATCGGCACAACTTTCCAACACAGAACATTTTTCTAATAATAGTTCTTTTTTCTTTTCTGGTTGTGCTGCCTCAAAAGAGGCTTGATACTTGCAGGACATATTATACCCCTAGTACTTCAATAATTTGCTCAAAATTCAATGGTATTTCCAAAACATCTCCAACCTTAACATTCACCTCTGTTGGGTATCCATTGTACCAAGCAATAATCCACCACAGTTGTGGGTCACCATAATAAGTGTTTGCTAGCTTGTAGTATCTATCTCCGTACTTCCAAACGTGAGAATTGGTACGAATCTGCATTCTTTCAAAGATTTGAGGATTATGTATAACAACAGTTTGAAAATGCTGGATTGCTTTCAGTCCTCTCTTCTCTGCGAGAGGAGAGTAAAAATCTGAATCGTTATTTGTTACATTTGAACTTCCGTATCTTGACATGCCTTACTCCACAAAATCGTATGTATCGTCAAACATCTGACTGTATTCTTGGCTTGATAGCCCTTCATCTAGATAGTTGTTATCTATTGCTTCTTGCCCTGCAAGGGCAGATTGTACATACTGCCTCTTTGAGCTACTATATTTATCCATTCTCTTCAAATCTCTGTTTCTTCTCATGTTTCCAAACATGCCACCATATCGTGCTTGAGCGTTTGCAATAGCAGCTTCTGCCTGTGCTCTCTCATCTTTTGAAAGCTCATCCTCGGAGTACGCTGGTTTTGGAATAGTTGATTCTTGAGAAGGCAAATCAAGTACCCCATCAGGACCACCTATGTTTGCACTTGAGGCACCATATGGAAAATTATCTTGATAACTATATTGTGCGTTACCTTTATCATCTCTGCCTATAAACTCTCCTCCAAAGCGTCCGTTTTCATCCCAGCCTAGATGCTGCTCGTGAATAGGCGAGAATCCGCCTATAGAGACTTCTATTAGTTTTGGTAAAACTGCGGTGGTGTGTTCATTATCAGCATCGTGATGATAGAATACACCAGCTTCGTTATTTTCTAAATTCCAATTAAAGGTTATGTTGTCAAAAAAACCTAACATACCTTCTGCTGGGGTGGTGTAGCTGTTGTATACTTCTCTAGGATCGCTATCTACACTTTTAGCCTCTCCTTCATACTTGCCTAATAAATTCATAATTGATAGTCTTATTAGAGGAGACTGTGAAACAGTTTTGGCCCCATCAACGTCGGTGTAGTTTGGATACATGAATTTTGCTAACTGCTGAGCTTTTGTCAAGTTTTCATACGCTTCACTTTCGCTAGCTGCAACCATTTTAAATCCTAAAGATATTTTTCTATTTGTGTTTTTAAAATTATAAATTGGATCTGCTCTACCATATACCTCTTCTGAATTCCAGTTTTGAGAAAAAGTATCATTAAAAGCTGTGATAAAAGCTTTAAAAAATATTGTTTCGTTTGTTGGCACATGGGTTATGTCTATACGATAGCCATACCCGGCTAAAGCATCGGCACCATCAAAAAAATCAAATTCTCTTCTATTTTCTCCTGCGATAAGTTCGTGTGCTTTATATTTGTCTTGGGTAAAGTATGCCATTATTGTGTACCTTGAATTGCTCTCTTAGCTTGTTCGCCGTTTATCTCTTGAACAACAGTCGCAAGTTTGTCTCTATCTAGCATTACGTTGATTGTAACTTCGTAAGGTGTAGGAGCCGCAGCAGTGTTGTTGTTCTGGTTATTGCCACCTACGATGGCTTTAGTTACAGCCTGTGTTGTTCCGAGAGCAGCGGCGGCTGTATTTGCTGCTGCCAATGCACTCATTGAAGTTGCAAACTCTATGTTCTTTCTAATGGGGATTGCTTCAATTGCTTGTGCAATTTCTTTGATGTTATTGGCCGTACTTGGATCTGCGATTGTGTCAAAGAAAGATACAAAAGCATAAGCGACATTTGTTATGAGGTCTTCAATAAGGCTCAATCCATAAGCCATGCCAACTATTGCTGCTGTTAATACGATAAGACCGGGTGCTCCCATTGTGGCAGTAGCTCCAGCGACAGCTAGCGCGTACAAGGAAGCTGAGAATGCGAGCATTGCAACTGAGATTGCTATTATTCGTTTGGGATCCATGTCCATGAATGCTTTTACCAAGAATGACATACCATATGCAGCAACTGCAATACCAGCCCCAAGCAACAATGCTGCCGCTCCCATCGCCAAAAATACTGCAGCAATTCCGGGACCAACGCCAGAATAAACAATAAATGCTGCTGCAGCAAAGAACGCAACAAATGGCACCATTAAGAACATAATACCGGCTGCTGCATAAGGCGCAGCTTTGCCCAAGTCATTAAATGCAGCCGCTAATTGAGCAGTCCCGTATGCAGCTAATCCTATACCTATACCAAGCATCAAAGCTGCAGCACCAATGGCTAGCATTGCCTTAATTGAATTGGCAGATATTTGGTTACCTTTTTCACTAGTATTGTTAAGGTTGTTTTGAGCCTGTGATTGTAATCTTGTAGCTATAGCATTTTGGAACTTAGCTCGTGTCTCAGCCATCAATCCACCTAGTCGAGTTGCTCCAATCATATTGGCAAGCCCCATAACTACATTATATGCTGTTGTGAAAAATGCAGCGGTCTTTATTGCGCCTTGGTATAAAACATAAGCACCCGTAACAGTCATCATGGTTATTTGTAAGGCTTTTGCTAGATTCTCGCTTTCTGCCAGATACTCTGTAAAGTCTTTCATTAAATCAATCAAAGGTGTAATGATTGGAATCATGTTGGCCAACATTGTGTTTAGGTTTTCCTGCATTGTAGCCATTTCGTGGGCACGCTTCTTTGCATCTATCATGGACTGAGCGCTTTCTTGTGTAGCCCCTGATACAAGATCCATATCGCCACTCATAAGCGCAGCAAGTTCTCCAACATCAGACAACCCAAGAGAATCTTTGTAGAAATTCTTCTGGTAGTATGACATATCATCAAAAGATAGCCCAGCATCAAGTATGGAATCTCGAATCATGCCAAAGCGTTCAGCAGGATCAGTAGCCATCATTAGGTCCATAGCGTTAACAAAGTTGCCACCAAGTGCAGCATTGAGCTTTCCTGCCTGATCTGCAGCGCCTTCAAAAGTATCAAACTTGTTTGTGAGGTTTATGATGCTTTGCATCTGCATACCGGTAGTCTTGGCTACGATTGCAAGGTCTTTGAACGCCTTGGTGCCTTGATCACCCATCTTTGCAAGCATATCACCCGCGCCTGCGAAGTCTGCTGCCAATTGTTGTGGGGCTACACCCAAGTCTTCAGCAAACTTTTCGAGATTAAGCATGTTTTGTCCTGCTTGTTCAGCGCTCATGCCCATTGCTTTGGTCGATATTTGAATTGACTTTGCAAAGTCTGCATTTGAAATACCAAGCTTGCTTAGGGCTACACCAGTCTCTGCAAGTGATTCTCTTTGTTGTTGATTCAACATTGTAAAATCAGTGAAGTTACCAAACAACTCTTGATATGTTGCGCTGACTTCTTCCGAGGTTGCCCCAAACGAGCGCATTTCTTCATATGAATTTGTGACAGACCTTGCAAACGCCTTATTAGCACCTGTGGCCTTCATGAACTTTGCTTCGTTATCAGCAAGTTGCATAGACATCTTGAATATTGCCCCAACAAACTTCTCTGATGACTTGGCAGCCAGTTCTGTAGCCAATTCTACGCCTTTTCCAGTTTCAGCTATCTTTGATAAGCCTCCAACTACACCAGCAATCTTCTTGGGATCAAAGACATCTTCAATTTTTACTGCGTCTGGACCACCAAATATATTTGAGAAAGAATCAGAAAGATCATCAACAGCCCTCTGTGCATCACGGAGGGTGTTTACAAATTCTTCTGCTTTATTTACTTTTTGTGTAGCTAGTTCTAACTGTTTTTTGTCTTCTTCGGTTAACTTTTCTTTATTTGCAAGGCTATCGGTAACTTTCTGAAGTTCATCTTCTGCTAAATTCTTCTTTTTTCGGGCTTGATCTAATTCTCTATTATTTTTGCGTTCTCTGTCATCATAAAGAGCATTAATTTCTTCTTGTATTTTTTTAATTTCTTCTGCATTTTTGGCGTCTTCTTTAATCTTAGAAGAAGCGCCTGTACCAGTTCGGCCAGTATCTCCCTTGAGTTTCTTTAGTTCAGATATAAGCTTATTAATTGCGGCATCAATCTCAGCCATAGAAAAGCCCTCGCTCTATATCATAAATAGTAACGCCATAAAAACGAAAGGCTGCATCAGCAGCCTTAGTTTAATAGAGTTTTTTAGGAGAAGGTGGTTGGTTATGCGGTGTTAGTTCTTGATAACCACCACCCTTACCCTTGGAGGCTTTTTCAATTGCTTCCTTCTCCATCTCAAGTTGTTTGACAAGTCTCTTAACAAACCAGTTTCTGAGACCTACAGGCAGGTTGTATGCTTCGGAAAAACTCCATCCACCTGAATACTTGAGGAAGAAAAACTGCTCGTATATGTTCTCCATATATTCTTCAGTTAAACCAAAAGAAATCCGCTGAAAGCGGCACCTCCATGTCCTGCTCGTGGGAACATTCTGAACACTCAAAGTGCTGAGTTAGATCAATGTTTGGGGCAGCTAGACGGTAGGCCAATCGTAGATGTCGAGAATCCAATGAGGGAACATTGTCAATAAAGTACTGCTTTGCCTGAATTGATGAGTCTCCATTTAGAGAAACAATGATTGTTGCAAGCTGTCTTGTAATGTTTCTTTCATTTTTAGTCTTCTTGTCTGCCTGCATACCATTAAGGAAAGACTTTTCATCTCTGCCATTGAGGAGTCGGAAACAAACATCAACATTTGTCATAGGTAGCGTAACATTGAATGTTCCGTCCTCATTGGTTTTTACACCAAGATCGCGTGCATCAGAACCATCTGTAACATTTGCTTGGTTTAGATCAAAAGAGTACTCTTGGTTTGTTCCACAACTGGGGCAAGAAACCTTAGTGTCATACTTGCTGCCGTAGCCTGCAACTCTTGTGGCGATGATAATCGCATTGCGATCACCAACAAGGAGGGAGTCTGGGTCAATTGATTTGTCTACAATAATACTAGCAATAACTCTATCAAGAGCAACACCCTTCTTGAGTAGTGTTCTCGATGTGAGCATATCCTCTTCTTTTGCGGTCATTTGGCGAAGCTCGATTGAGTCTTTACCATGTAACGGGTGACCTTGTGGGTAGAAGCGACCCTGTGATGGTAGTTCCACAAATTCAGTTGGAACTACAAACGAGAAACCCCCACCACCCTGCTGGGGTGGGGGGCTCGTGTCAGGCTGTTGAACGCCGCCTAGGCGATCCTGATTTCTTGACAATTTACACCTCGCGTTTTATATTGTCTTATCAAACGTTAAAGAAGGAGTTACCACCGGAGCTAACGAGTGAAGAGTTATTAGCAGTTTCAACTCTAGCCCAGTCGTACTTTAGTCCAACTGTAGTGGTTGAAAGCTCATCACTACCGTACTCAAGGGACTCGGTTTCCATCTTGGTTAAGAAGGCGTTCCATAGAGTCCAAACTTCTAGTGGGTTGCCGTCAGAATCAATCTGGGTGATTGTAACAGTACCGAGAGCGGCAGCAGCCTTGGCCTTAGAGATAGAACCAAGAGCGTTAGCATCAGTGGGGGGTGAGTAACCAGACTGGACAACCATGTCTGAGAAAGTAGCGGTCATGTCAGGGTCAACTGGGTCAACCATGGCAACGCTGATTTCCTGCCAAGTAACAGAACCGGGGTAGTAGAAAGTATGGTTGAGGTACTTGTGTTCAGTTGAGGAAATCTCAAACTTTGGCTTGTCGCAACTCTTGGCGTACCAAAGGAGAGCGCCTCCCTGAGCAGCATTAATTCCTTGGAATTCTACGGTAAATCGAAATTTACGCTTTGGATCTTTGAGGGTGGGGTCTTGACCGAAATTTTCTGACCAGAATGGCATTTGTTAGGTTCTCCTATAATTCATAAGTAAGTAGTTAGTGGGGGCAAAAGCCCCCTTAAAATCAATCATCAAAAGATGCGCCGGTAGAAGCAACCACAAAGTCAATTGCGATGTATTCAATGGCACGCGCAGGCTTAACCATGATCTTGGCGTATAGAACGTTCTGATCGATTAGGTCAGGCGTAGTAGTAGTCTCGTCAAGAATGAGGCGGTAATCGGAGATACCGAACTGAACCTTGACGTTAGCGAGGAATGGCTCGATGAGACCCTTGAAGCGGTTCCAAGTTGCCTGTACGTTCTGCTCAAAGAGAATCTGAGTAGAAAGGATGGAGATCTGCTTCTTGAGGTAGATGACTAGACGACGCACGTTGATGCGGTCTAGAGCAGATGGGCGCTCCTGTAGGGTCTTCTGACCGAACACTACGATACCGGTGCTTGGGAAGCTAGCGATTGGGTTGATGCGAGCATCGTATAGGGTGTCACGCTGCTTAGAGGTTAGACGCTCTGAGACGTTTGTGACTGGAATACCTGCTGCACCGTCTGATAGACCACCACGGTTGAAGCCTGCGGGAGCGTACCAGATTTGTGTTGATCTCTCGGAGCTTGCAAGAACACCCATCATAGCGACGGTAGGTGGAATCCAGACAAGCTGGCCACTGTTTTCGTCACGGGTCTGAACCCATGGGTAGAAGGTTGCACCGTAAGAAGAGTCGAGTCTTCTATCGCGTAGATCAATGGCTGCCTGATTTGGAGTTGTGCCGATTCTGTCGCTTCTGTTTGCCTCGTAGCCTTCGTGTGCTGGCTTGTAGACGCTTGGAAGGTCAATTAGGGCCATTGCATCGGCGCGAGCCTCACAAACATTGATCATGTGAGTGGTAAGGGACTCATGTGTCAAACCGGGCATTGTGAGCAAGTTCATGTTGATGAACTCTGGGTCAGCTACTGTATCGATTGCTCTGCGAATAGTGTGGTAAGCGTAGCTTGAATCTTCTGTGGCTGCTGCTCCTATGCCTCCGTTGTACATTGGGTCAGGCTTCTTGATATCGAACCCATCGAATCCACCCCAGAATGGCGCAGTGAAGCGGTTGTGGCCTGCACTGATGATTGTGGTCTCAGTAATCTCGCCACGACCTGCGGCGGCAGCGGCAGCACGAGCACCTGACTCGTAGTAGTAGCGACCGGAGCTTGCGGTTAGATCATTAAGTGAGAACACGTATGAGTATCCGTCTACGCCTGTTATGGCACCACTGGTTGGATCATCGGGGAAGCCACTGTAAAGCAAACGGTGAGGGTCTGCAATGCTAGCATCGGCGCGGGTTGAGGATGCATCTCTTGTGCTCATCATACCGAAGTATGCATCAGTTGGATCGGAAAGACCACCGTCGGAAGCACTGACTCTTAGTCTAACTGAAGGGAAAACGAGAGAAGCAGTAACATTGGAGCTTGCGCCAAGGACATTAGAGACACCAGTTGGAATATCGGTGCCGCCGTCTACAAAAGTAGAAGCAAGGGCAACACCTGAACCAGAAACATCTGTAATGTTAGTAATCTTGGGAGGACCAAAGTAACCGAATGGAAGAAGAACTGGGTCAGTTGCACCAGCATCAACATCATCGTTCATTTCTACTCTGATGTAACGTGACTGGTTAGGGTAGTCGCCGTACTCTCTTAGTCTCTTCTCGGTAGCATTCCACTGGTAGTATCTGTCACCAATCTTTCTAGCGACGTAGTTGGGGGATGAGGGATCGAGAGTTAGGTTGTCGAATCTTTCAAGAACAACAACATTGTTGTCTGTGTCTCTTAGATCTCTGACGACAATAGAGAATGTACCGTAGTCAGTTGTTGTAGTGGTTGACTGGCGAATCTTTTCAATAGAAACCTTGGCATTCTTGTGTAGCCACTCACCATGTCCACGACCGACGAGACGGAAGAGCTTCTGCTTATCGGCGGGTGCGAAACTAGCTGGAGCACCCAAGTCCTGACCAATAAACCAGCCGGCGACAGCTTCTCTGGAAGCTTGAGCCTTCATGTCGGCGGGGGTCTTAGTGGTACCATCCTGCTTTAGTGCAAGAACAACACCAACAAGATTTGAAGTGTTAGTGAGGTTACCTAGGCTGTTGTCTGAACCATCACGCAGTTCTTGCTCAAAGCTCTCGCCAAGCCAGTAAGTCTTAGCAGAAGCTGATGGGTAGAAGGCACCCTGTGCGGTGGTAAGCTGGGGATTTGTGTTTAGGCGCTTACGGATAAATGCCTCAGAAGAATCATCAAAGTTAAACTTGATTTTGTCTTGTAGTGCTGATGAATCGTCGTAAACTTCGAGAGTGAATAGTCCATCTGTATCAGTTGTGATAAGGTGACCAGCAGCACCGGTAGTATCAGAGCCGCCCGCACCGTCAAAGAAGGTACCACTAAGCTGGACGTAGCCTTCATCTACATAAAGGACTGCCCCGAGAGTTGCAGTAATCTCTGCACTTGAGCCGCTGGCTGCAACCCAGATTCCGTATGCACCGCCGTTTGATGCAGGAGAAGAGTTGACTTGGTTTGTAGTCTTCCACCCTGCAGCAGCATCACCACCGGCACTTTCGCCAGTAGTGGTCTGCTGACCAAGTAGGCGAATGTAGGTCACGGGTGCAACGTTTGCGTTTAGGAAAGCCTTGGCCGCGTAAGTACCGTACATTGGAGACTGATAGTTGCCTCCACGGTAGACATCTCCACCACCATTTCCGGGTACTGTGCCACCAAACTGGGTAACAAAGTCGGAGTATGATTCAACAGTAACTGGCTGCATTGCAAGACCGCGAGTAGAGCGTCCAACAATAACAGGACCGATGGTATCTGCTCTTCTTGGTCTGAATGAATTGTCAATTTCGTTGATAAAGACGCCGGGAGAGACGAATTTAAAGTTTTTTACGGGCATTAGTAGTTCCTCACTTTTGTTAAAGTATGCTCAAAAGCATTGTCAATCATAGTTTAAATAGTAGTGTTGATTCCCAAAACACTTCAGGATGTCTCTAGTCAATAAAAAAGTTATCATTTCCTGCAGGAACAACAGTTTCTCTTGGATATGTTATTTCTACTACACTCTCAGTCTTTGTAATGATGGGTCTGTCATCACTATTTCCTTCACCAATTAGGTATCCTAGTACCTTGATGTTTACTTCACTAGTGAACTGTCTCTCATCTTCACCTAGATTGGCGACATTGTTGGACTGGTTGAAGCCTTGGTCAATAAATGCTTCATAGAGGTGACCATTTCTGCGCATTACAAATGAATTTATTTGTCCTGTTCTCGTCATGAAGGGCTGAGTCAGATCGTTCATCTGCTGTTGGTATTCTGTCTTGACTATGATTTTATAGTCGAGATTCACATAGATGGGGATTGGTATCGAGAGAGTCTCAATAACTACCTTCTTATTTACTCTTGGAAAGTTTTCTTGCCTAGTTCCTGATGTGTTTGTTCTTAAATTGCCTGCGACAGCGAAGTTTCGTGTTTTATCTTGCTTGATTCGCTTGGCGATGGTCATACGGCCAACTCTACCATTGCGTTTATCAGAATAAATATGTGCCTGATACCCACCTTTTCTTGTTGGATCTTTGGTGATACCTGTTCTTTCGATCGTGACAACAGGAAGGGTAATCGCGCCTGAACTGTGATCGTCTGGCACACGAAGGTCTTTGTTGTTCTTGATCTGAAATGCTCGTTCAGGTGTCTGCCAAAGAACAGGCACGCGCTTATATCCTTCATTAGTGATTGTAGATAAGTCAAGATCTTCCTTGATCCAAGAAACTATGGCATAATCAATATCTTCAATGCGAGAAGCAAGCATCCCTATCTCTTGTAGGGTAAACTCCTTCTGGTCTTCTGGTAGTTGTGCGAAGTCAAAGTTATCAGGTAGCATCGAATAGTCCCTTGCGTGCTCTCTTGCATTTAGCAGAGATTTCAAATGTTTGGTTTACTTGACCGAATAGTCTTCTCTGTGAAGATAAGGCCATAATCTCATAGTAGAGGTCTCCGTAGAGAACAAAGTCGCCCTCTCTTACAAATAGATCTTGGTCTTCGGTAAGTCTACGCTTGTGAAAGTGAATCGTAATCTCGGACATGTTATCGATTCCAACTGAATCTAGATAAGATGTGTCGTCTTGGTCAAACTTAACGAGAGCATATACTCTTACAGGTGGCAAGAAAGTTTTTTCTATAGCCTCTCCGTATAGCTCATGAAAATTTGTTGTTTCGAGATCAATAGGGTAATAAAGTATCTGTTGTCCAATTACCTTTTCTACAAGTTCATCGTTGACTTGCTTAACAAGATCGCGCTCCTTCTTACCGAGAAAGAGTGGAGGAGGTGGCGATGCTGGTCTAGACCATTCGTTATCTGACATTTAGTTATCCTACGAAGATAGGTAGTGGTGAGCGGCGAAGAGTCTCTTCTGCGGCGACAACCTTCTCTTGATCTTTCTTTGCGAGTTCTGGGTATTCGATTTCCTTCAACATATCTGCTAACTTCTGTCGTAGATCTTCTTTTTCTTTTTGTGCCTCGGACAGAAGGGAGGAGTAGTTGAGGGTAACAGACTCACCGGGGATTGGAACAGACTGGAACTTGCCACGAATTTGGCCAAGCATCTCCTTGCATAGAGCGAGAGCATAGTTGCGAATCCACTGCTTACCCATAGAGTTGATATTCTCGTAGGGAATGTTGTCGAATGGAAGTGTGTTGATGTTGTTGACGCCATTTACGCCTGTGTCTGTGTCTGCGTTCTCGCCCCAAGAGTTGTCTGTAATTCTGAAGCGAACCCAAATACGGTCGAGATATCCGGCAAAGTTATCTTGTCCTCTTGGCATTGGGTAAACTCTTACTTTATTGTCGATAATCTCATAAGAGTAGTGAGAGGTTCTTGTAAAGAGAGAGTCTTCGTACATAATGGCTTGGAGTTTGTTTTGCCATGTTGGGACAATCTCGAATGTAGAATCATCGGCATATTGACCGTAGGTCGAGTAGTTACCAACAACACCTATGCCGCCATAGTAGCCATAGAAGCGCCACATGGCGACTGGAGAGCGATAAAAAACCTTATCGATGATTACCCTAGAGTTTCCAACTTTTCCAGCATATGGTACAGCTTTTCCTGCATCATCAACCCCAGTGGCAGAGGCGCCAGAGATAATTGCCTGAAGGTCATAATCTTGTTGATTTGCCACTGTTGTGAAGGAAGCAGAGTAGATTGGAGTAGTTCCACCAAACCCAGCCATGGTTGCCATTGCATCACCAACCTTGTTGGCGTAAGAAAGAGTAATCTTGGTGTATTGCAAGTTTACGCCATCTGGTCCTGAGAGACTGTCGCCATTATGGTCAAATGTGCCTGTGGCCTTTCCAAGTGCATCAGAAAGAACATTCTTGCCTTGATGCATATTAAGGATGTATGAGTATTCTAGAACTGCTTCTTCGTATGCAGCATAGACATTTGCGTTTGTAAGTTCGATATCAACGACATCGCCACCGAGTCGCTTGTAAACAAAATCTACTTGCTTTGCAGCACCAGTAAGAAAGTATTGTGAATCATTGTAGATTCCAAACGGGACGGCTGCGGCTACTGCTGACGGATCGCCAGTGGATGAAAGAATTACTGCGCTAGTCTCGGAAAGTGGTTGTAAGTTTGTGGGCATTCATAGAGCCTCCTAGTCGTAGTAAATAGTGAGCGCATAAACAAAAACCCCCTGCACAAGGCAGGGGGTTTAGGTTTTAGAGTTGGTTAGCTATCAAGCGCCAGACTCACCTAGGAGACCACGAACGACGACTAGACCGTACATATCTGGACGAACCATCTTCTTCGCGTAACGGGTCATAACACCCTTACGTGGTACGAAGTCTTCTGGTCCGAAGATTGTTGGGGTAGTCTGTAGTGGGACGTATGGGGCGTAGACGTAGCCGCTTTCGAGGAAGCTACCGCCGCGACGACCAACTAGGATGACGTTGCGTAGGAAGTAGGGGTCAACGATGACATCAAACTTCTTGCTGAGTGAACCAACGCGGAGAGCGCCGATGGAGCCCTTCTCGTCGTCGTGAGTGACGCTTGCACGGAAGCCAGCGGTGAACTCAAGGATGTTGGCAACCTCGGGTCCGCAGACGACGAAGTTAGCACCACCACGTAGAGTCTTACGGTGGATCTGAGCGGAGACATCGTTGATGGTCTCAACGAGGGTCTCGTACCACTCACTGACGGTACCAGTGAAGTCGGGAGCCTTGGTGGCAGCACCAATCTCAGCACCAGTGGAGTCAACGAAGAGACCGGGTGCGCGTGACCAGTAACGGGTAGCTGCAGTAGCGCCGTTAACGAGGTCAGCAAGGATCTCACGGTCGATCTCTAGAGCAATCTGCTCGGAGAGAAGGCTGGTAAGCTCAACCTCTGCATCCAAGTTGTGGTATGCGTTGAGGTCTTGACCAAGCTCTGGGGTCCACTTGGCCTTGAGCTTCTTGGTCTGAGCGGTAACAGCAATGGAATCAACCTTGATGTCGATCTCGGGGATGTTAGCAGAACCTTCAAGACCCCAAGTTGCGTTACCACGAACAGCGCCAAGGTCGGTGTTGTCACCAGACTGGAAAGCGTCTGTGATCGGGAACTCAAGATCAAGGTTCTTGTTAGCAGCACCGACATCAGAAGTAAATCCAGCAAGATCAACACTGGTGCGGAAGTAAAGAACTGTGTTTACGCCAGATGTCTGGCTCAAGCGACGAACCTGCGCTGTGTCGGATGTAGATAGAGTAGCGCCTCCAACAACATCGTCAAGGGAACCAATTGAAGCAGTAACAGCAGCAAGGTTTTCCTTATCTAGCTGAGACATTGCTGAATCGGCAAGTGAAACCTTGATAACGTAACCAGCATCACCGGAAGAACTAACTGCAAGCAAATCAGGATCATATACGATGTCCTTCTTGTTATCAGCAGTAGCGCCAGTTAAGGAGAAAACGCTTACTGATAGTGATGAAGCAGTAATTTCAACGCTGCTAACTGGGCTAGCGTAAGCATAACCACGAGCGGTAGCTGTACGTGGACCAGAGAGATCCTGTTGGAGTGAACCAAGGAGTTCAACACCACCAGTAATCTGCGCACCGACCTGATCGGTACCGTAGATAGACTTATCTTTTAAGTTACCCATACGACCATCGATAGTGCCAGTTCCAAGATCACCAGAGAAAGTGAAATCTAGGAAGAAGATGAGACCAGAGGGTAGGCTCATTGGCTGAACGCTGACGAGATCGTTGGCGATAAGACCAGCGAAAACGCGGCGAACGATGGGGAATGCGACGGCAGCGAAGCCTTCGACATCGCCAGAGTTCATGGTGTTGCTCTCGCGGAGAAGCTCCTTGGCTTGGTTCTCAAGTAGACGGGCCATTGAGTTCTGCTGACGCTCGGTCTCAATACCTTCGAGGAGACCTGTTTTCT